TATGAGTATTATCTAAAGATGATTAGAGACGTGACGGGACTTAATGAAGCTAGAGATGGTACATTGCCTGACAAGCAATCATTAGTTGGTTTACAAAAACTTGCTGCTGCTAATTCAAATGTAGCTACTAGACATGTACTACAAGCTAGTTTATATTTAACTCTTAGAACTTGTGAAAACATATCGTTAAGAATAGCTGATGCTTTAATGTTTCCTTTAACTAGAATGTCTCTAGAACAAAGCATATCTAAGTATAACGTAGGAACTTTAGACGAATTAATAGATTTAAGTATACATGACTTTGGAGTGTTTTTAGAATTAGAACCTGATGAAGAGCAGAAAGCACAATTAGAACAAAACATACAAGTGGCTTTACAATCTGGACAAATAGATCTTGAAGACGCTATTGACATTAGAGAAGTTTCTAATTTAAAGTTAGCTAACCAAATGTTGAAACAAAAAAGAAGAAAAAAGCAAGAAAGAGATCAACAAGTGCAACAAGCTAATATGCAGGCTCAAGCACAGTCTAATGCACAGTTAGCAGAACAAACAGCTTTAGCTGAAACTCAAAAGCAGCAAGTGTTAACTGAACAAAAAGTTCAATTAGAAAATGCTAAGTCTCAGTTAGATATTAAAAAAATGGAAATGGAAGCTCAAATAAAGCAGCAATTAATGCAGCAAGAGTTTCAATATAACATGCAGTTAGCTCAAGCTCAAGGCCAAGCTAAAAGACAAGAAGAAGGTTTTAAAGAAGATCGTAAAGACGAACGAACTAAGATACAAGCAACGCAACAATCTGAGTTAATAGATCAAAGAAAAAATGATTTATTACCAAAGAGTTTTGAATCCGCCGGTAATGACACTATGGGTGGGTTTGGCTTAGAGCAATTTGGCCCTAAGTAATTTTTTATTAATTATTATATTATATTATGTCAGAAGAAATAAAAGAAGAAGGTTCCTTAAAAATTAAAAAAAAAGTAAGTAAACCTAAAAAATTAAATACCAAAGAAGAAACATTAAAAGTAGATTTATCTAAAAAAGAAGAAAAAAATGTTAAAGAGGAAGAACCAATCAAAGTTGTTATCAATGAAGATGCCAAAGGGGCTTCTGAGCAAGAAAGGGTTGTTGAAAGCACCGAAGATAAAAAAACTGAAAAAGAGGAAAAAGAAGACAACATAATACCTATACAGGAAGTTGCAGAAGAAGAGGTAGAAGAAAAAGTAAAACAACCAGTTATGGAAACTGCTCCAGAGCCAGTTAAGCCAGAAATTAACTTACCTGAAAATGTAGAAAAGTTAGTTAAGTTTATGGAGGAAACAGGCGGCACGGTTGAAGACTATGTTAGATTAAACGCTGACTATTCTACAGTAAACAACGATGTTTTAATTAGAGAATACTACAAACAGACTAAACCACATTTAGACATGGAAGAGGTTGACTTCTTATTAGAAGATAATTTCTCATTTGATGAAGATGTGGATGAAGAGCGAGATATAAAGAAAAAGAAACTCGCCTTTAAAGAAGAAATTGCAAAAGCTAAGAACTTTTTGGAGGAAACGAAAAAGAAGTATTACGACGAGATCAAGTTGAGACCGGGCGTTACTCAAGAACAACAAAAAGCTACTGACTTTTTCAATAGATACAACGAAGAACAGAAAATGGTCAAAGATCAACATTCTATGTTTCAAAACAACACTAAAAACTTTTTTAACCAAGAATTCAAAGGTTTTGATTTCAAAGTTGGTGAAAAGAAATTTAGATATGGAGTTTCTAATACTGAAAATGTTGCAAAAGCCCAATCTGATCTTACTAATTTTGTTGGGAAGTTCCTTAACGAGAAAGGTGAAGTACAAGATTATGCTGGTTACCACAAAGCCATTTATGCTGCTGAAAACGCTGATACAATAGCTAATCATTTCTATGAGCAAGGCAAAGCCGATGCTGTAAAAGATGTGATGGCTAAATCTAAAAATGTAAGTAACGAACTTAGACCAACGTCTACAGGTGATGTATTTATAAACGGATTAAAAGTAAAAGCAATTAGTGGTGTAGATAGTTCAAAGTTAAAATTAAGAATAAAAAACAACAAAAATTAAAAAATAAATTATGGCACTAACAGGTGGAACAGGCTTACAGCCTCACCCAATTAAAGGCGCTGCGTTAAACACTAACTACTTAAGCTTTACAGGCGGANGTAATGCAGGNGATTCAAATTCTTTTGCGCAGCAATATTTACCTGAGCTCTATGAGCAAGAGGTAGAAAGATACGGAAACCGAACTATTGGTGGTTTCTTGAGAATGGTAGGCGCAGAAATGCCTATGAGTTCTGACCAAGTAGTTTGGTCTGAACAAAATAGACTACACATTGGTTATAAAGACGCTGTAGTAACAAGCAACACTAGAATTACTATTACATTAAATCCTGGCGAAATACTCGCTTTAAGAGTAAAAGATTTAATAGTTGTTCAAGGAGCTGCTGGTGAATTAGTATGTGAAATTACAACTGTTGAAGCTGGGTCTGGTACTACAAGACACTGCGATGTTAAACCTTATGAAGCTGCTGGATTAACAACTGGTACAGGTTCTATATTTACAAATGCTGATAAAATATCACTATTTGTATTTGGTTCTGAGCATGCAAAAGGATCTATTTCTACACAAGAAACGCTACAACCATCTTTTACTAAGTTTGATAACAAACCTATGATACTAAGAGATGAGTTTAAAGTAAACGGTTCTGACACAGCTCAAATTGGCTGGGTTGAAGTAGCTACTGAAGACGGAACATCTGGGTACTTATGGTATATGAAAGCTGAGTCTGAAACTAGATTAAGATTTGAAGACTATATGGAAATGTCTATGGTTGAAGCTGTTAAGAAAAACGCTAACGGTACTGCAACTGAAGAAGGTTCAGAAGGTTTATTTTCTGCTATNAAGTCAAGAGGTAACGTAATGGCTGGTTTTTCTGCTGCAGGCAGTGGAACAGGTGCTGTTGCTGATTTTGANACAATACTTAAAGGTTTAGACAAAGAAGGTGCAATTGAAGAAAATATGTTATTTGTAAATAGAGCATTAGCTTTAGATATTGATGACATGTTAGCTCAAGTTAATGGTGGATATGCTGGAACAGGTGCTAATCTTGGTGCTTCTTTTGGTTTATTTAACAATGAAGCTGAAATGGCATTAAACTTAGGATTTTCAGGATTTAGAAGAGGTTCTTATGACTTCTACAAGTCTGATTGGAAATACTTAAATGATGCTTCTACTAGAGGTGTTTTAGGTTTAAATCCTAACTCTCCATTGTCAGGTTTAACTGGAACTGTTGAAGGTGTATTAGTTCCTGCTGGAACTTCTACAGTTTATGATCAGTCTTTAGGATCTAACATTAGACGTCCTTTCTTACATGTAAGATATAGAGCTTCTGAAACTGAAGATCGAAGAATGAAGTCTTGGGTTACTGGTTCAGTAGGCGGAGCTTATACTTCTGGATTGGATGCTATGGAAGTGCATTTCTTATCTGAGAGATGTCTTTGTGTTCAAGGTGCTAATAACTTCGTGTTATTTACATCGTAAAAAACAATTAAGCTAGGGCGCGAAAGCGCTCTAGTTTTTTATTTATATTATATTATATTATGCAAACAAAAGAAAATAAAACTACAGCTAAAGCTGTGAAAACTCCTGAAGTAAAAAAAGATACTTGGGAATATAAAGATAGAACTTATCTTCTAAAAGGCAATATGAAACCTTTAACATACAGGCTACAGGGTAAGTCAAGAAAAAGAATACCTTTAGTTTATTTTGACGAAAACAAAGGTTATAATAGAGAACTTAGATATGCCACTAACCAAAAGTCTCCTTTTGTAGATGAGCAAGACGACAACGTTTTACTAGGCCATATTGTTTTTGAAAAAGGTGTTTTAAAAGTGCCTAAAAATGATCCAGTTCTTCAAAAAATGCTTTCTTTATATCATCCTCAAAAAGGTTATAGATTTGAAGAATATAGCCCTATTGAAGAAGCTAAAGATGATTTAGAATATTTAAATACTCAAGTTGAAGCTATGAATATAGCTAGAGACATGGAGATTGATGTAGCTGAAGCTATAATGAGAACTGAACTTGGTTCTGAGGTTAATACTATGAGCTCTAAAGAAATAAAAAGAGATGTTATGGTATTTGCTAATAATAACCCTGAGCTATTCATAGAGCTAGCAAACGACGAAAACGTACAACTAAGAAACTTTGGTATAATAGCTGTTGAAAGCGCTATTATCGATCTATCTCAAGATCAAAGATCATTTTCTTGGGCTAGTAATGGTAGAAAGTTAATGAATGTACCTTTTGACGAAAATCCATACACGGCATTAGCTGCGTGGTTTAAGACTGACGAAGGTGTAGAAGTTTACAAATCCATACAGAAAAAGTTAAAATAACAAGTGATTATAATATGAGAGGTTACGATAAGTGGCCTCTCTTTTTTAAAATATTAAAATGGCAATAAACGTAGATACAGTATATAAAACGGTATTACTTATATTAAACAGTGAACAGCGTGGTTATATGACACCTGACGAGTTTAATAGAATAGGTAGCCAGGTTCAAAGACAAATATTTGAAGCATACTTTGAAGATTTAAACCAACAACTACGTGTGCCACAATCTGATACAGAATACTCTGATAGAGTAGCTATTACAGATGAAAAAATTGCAGAATTTAAAACTGAAAACAACCAAACAGTAGCTGAAAAAACTATTGGTGGTACAAATCCTTTTACAACTCCTTCTGAGTTGTATAGACTAGGTTCAATCACTTATGAACCAAACACTGCAACATATAAAGAAATGCAGAGAGTAGGTAGATCAGAAATATACAATATTAGAAAAGCTCCTTTAACTGCACCTACAACTAACTACCCAATATATTTATACGAAGACAATAAAGCTTTAGTTTATCCAGAAACAATAGTTAATCCTGCACATGTTAAAATGCAATATGTAAAGAAGCCTATTGACATTAGATGGGGATATAACTTAGGCTCTTTAGGTCAATACACTTTTACTAACTACCCATATATAGCTACAGCTATTAATATAGGAAACATAACAAGCTCTATAAGTTCTAATATATCTTCAGCTACAAATGGCAGTTATCCAGCAGCAACTTTTACGCCTCCGGCAAGTGGCGGAACAGGAGCCGTGTTTGATATAACTGTAACTGGCGCAACTGTAACAAGTATTAATGTAGTTTCTCAAGGTTCTGGTTATGCTGTTAATGATGTTATAACTTTTACACAGAATTTTGGAGCAGGAACAACTGGAACTTTATCTATCACTTTAACAGAATTAAATTTATTTTCAGGTTCTACTCAAGGCTATGTAGATTTTGAACTTCATAATTCAGAAAGAACTGAAGTAATATTAAGAGTTTTATTATATGCTGGTGTTGTAATTAGAGATCCACAAATAATACAAGTTGCAGCTCAAAAAGTACAACAAGAAGAAGTAAACGAAAAATCATAATAAATGGGACTTATAACAGAAACTAATGCTGAATATTACACTGGAAATAATTACGGTAGCTATATATACATAAGTCTAGATGATATTATAAATAACTTTATAGTAGCATATATTGGAGCTGGTAAATTAATACCGTCTGCTAAAAGAACTGATATAATGTTTCATGCTAAAAGAGGTTTGCAAGAATTTAGCTATGACACTTTAAAAGTTATTAAATCACAAGAATTAACTATACCACCGAGTTTGTCATTAGCAATA